GATTGGACCCTAGAAACCATGTTCCTCGTGGTGTTCTTGATCTGGGTCTTAGCAGAGCTGTTGTGGGGCACGGCCTGTGATTCAGACTATGCTGTGTGCCCCGGACAGTATGCAGAGGACAGCGCTCAGGACGAGCAGCGAGAAACGGAATGGAGATCGGCCAGGGCCCGGGGTGATCCAGATACTGAGATCAAGAGGATCCTCGGAGGGGATCCCGCGGCTAGGGTGCAGAAGGGACCTACTGATTGAAGCTTTACATATCTTTACAAGCATAGGGTTGACAAATGGTAAAACCGACTGTATAATATGTGTATGAGAAAGAAAAGAACCGATCGAAATCATGTGATCTATCAGCTGACAGTGGGCACACTGCGCTACGTGGGTGTCACGGCTAAGACAGAGTCTACAGCGTTAAAAAGCGCCAGGACCCGTGCGGCCAAGCACTTCTATCGTGCGCACACAGAAGCCCTGGACTGGAGCCTCTGTTCAGTGCTGAGGCTGCTAGAGGACAAGAGCCAGATCACTGTAGCAGTGTTAGAAGTCATCAGAGGCAAGGCCGAGGCACACCGCAGAGAAGTAGAGCTACGCAGGCAGTTGCGCCCAGAGCTCAACACTGATACCCGGGGAGATTGAAGGGTCTTTATTTTGGCAGTATAATAGCGACATAGACTAACAAGGAGCGACTTATGGGACGAGTATTACATTTTAGACCGATCTGTATCAACCCAGGCTGTGGCAGTCTCTGCGCCACTCAGAGGGGACGAGTGGGTGGATCAGATGTGAGATATAGGGTGTTCTGCGGCACTTGTCACAAGAACAGCTATATGGATTATCCATTGGCTCCGGGGGTTAAAAGGTTCAAGAAAAATCGTTGTTCTAACATTAACAGCAGGCTAGGGTTCCCCTGTGTGGTAGATTGGGACTTGGTAGCATCTACAGGCTTTAAACTAAGCACAGAAGTAGATCACAAGAACGGTGATAACACGGACAATCGTCCACGAAATCTACAGGAACTCTGTAGTTTATGCCATTCGGAAAAAGGCAAGCGAGCAGGAGATCACAACAAGTGGAAGCACTATAAAGAAGCTTGACAAATGGTAAAACCGATAGTATACTAAGTTTTTTAAGGAGCACTCATGAACATCGATCAAGTCAACCAGGCCATCATCCATGGTTCGTTCACTAATGATGAATTGAACACTATCACTGAAGCTGTCAAGTTCGCCCGTCACAGGCTGATCTCTGAAAACAAGCGCGGGCTACGCCTAGGGCAGGCAGTGACCTTTAACAGCGTGCGGCGCGGCCGAACCATGCAGGGCAGTGTGACCAAGATCGCACAGAAATACGTCACGGTCAGCACCACAGAGGGTCTCTGGAAGGTGCCAGCTAACATGTTGGAAGTGGTATGAAGCTAGATCATGTGCAGTGGGCGGGCGCAGTACTCATAGTACTAGGGCATGCACTCAACAGCGTGGGGCCCGCGGCCTATCCCTGGAACATCGTGAGCTTCACCGTAGGCACAGCGGCCTTTACCTTCTGGGCCTATCGGGTCAAGAATCGCCCACAGCTGACAGTGAACGTGATATCAATAGCCATAATGGTTGTAGGGTTATTGCGTGCCTTTGGTTGACGGGCGGCAGTTTTGATCGTATAATATATGTATTGTTAAACAAAAAGGAGCGAACTTTATGGGAACAAGATCACGCATCGGAGTCATGCACGGCAGCAACTGCAAGAGCGTATACTGCCACTGGGATGGCTACTTAGAGCACAATGGCCAGCTCTTAGCCCAACACTACGACAGCTCAAAGGCCAACCAGCTGGTATCGCTGGGTGATCTCAGCAGCCTCAAGAAGAACATCGGAGAGAAGCATGCATTCAGCACATATGATCTCACTGAAGATCAGCAGGCAGCCTACGATGCCGAGCACGGTGATAGCTGTACCTTTTACGGACGCGATCGCGGCGAGACTGGTACTGAGTGGAAGGTAGACGACACCTTTGACAAGTTCTTTGAGCGTGCTGAAGGCTGCGGCGCTGAATGGTACTACATCATGCAGGATGGCGTGTGGTATGCGGGCAACACCTACGAATCAGACGTGAAGTTTTACAACAAGCTAGTGCCACTAGCTGAAGCATTGGCTTCTGTTTCTGACACTATGGAACAGATCGCTTAACAAGGAGCAACTATGAGTATCCATGCTCGACTACAAGCACTAAGGGAAAGCCCTAGCCGAGGGGTTAGGGATGAGATTGAAATCACTAAACTGGAGAACGAAATGAGCGCAATGAAAGACATCGCATATGATATCGAGCAACTCTACATCGACGGCATGAGTGCCAAAACCATCGCCAACGTGCTCGAGATTCCAATCGAGATGGTGTTAGCTTGGTTGGATGGTGAGGGTGTGGCGGATCAGCCACAGACCGAAGATCTGAGCCCTTTCGAAACTATTAACAGTTGACAGTTCGAACTAGCTGTGCTATATTAATAGTTCCAGTTAGTTATTTTTCACACACAGACATTCACAAGGAGATTAACATGTCTAAATTCACACATGCCGGAGTTTCAAAACAAAACGGTGAGTTCAAGGTCCGCTTCTGCAATGACGCTATGCGTGTCAAGGTACTACGTAAAAATGGGCACAAAGATATCGATATCATCGAGCTCAAGAACCCCATGACCAAGGAAGATGCTGTAGCATACCTGTTGAGCATCAACTTTGACAACGGCAACAAAGCCGTGCGTGCCGCTCTCGAAGCTGCCGCTGAGAAGCGTGGGGTCTCTACACAGGCTGCCAAGAAAGAGCAAAAGCCTAACAAAGAAGCTAAGAAGCCTAAGAAAGAAACTCCAGCTAAGGCTGCGGTGACTCCACAGGTTCCAGCGCTAGAGGGCATGGCTCCATTAGGTATCGCTACTAAGGCTGATCTCGAAGACGCACCTTTCTAAACATACAGAGACCCCGCTGTAATACCCAATGAGTAGACTCTCATACATGTGTAGACCCTGGGTAGTCTTTGACCCGGAACTCAAGGCCCATCGCAAGTGGTTCGAAGAGTTCCAAAGGTTGGGCACCTGGGGACGCTGTCCGGTCCGGTTCATCACGGATGACAACGGGGATCTCGTAACGATGATCCAGAGATCCCTAATCCGCTATTACGTAACAAAAGAATTTGGAGCGAAGAATGAAACAAGCATTAGATCAGTTGGACGAAATAGTAAGAAGTTGGATAAAAAACCAGTTGCAAAGCCAGTAAAGAAAGCGTAATATATATGTAACTGTTTAAGTACAGCAACATATAGGAAACAACAAAAATGATTAAGAAGTTCAATCAAGAAACCAAAGCATACAAGTTATTCAAGGCACTACAGGCCGGCGAGCGTATTACTGCTAGCCAAGCTGAAAAGCGTTTTGGAATCAAGAACATCAGCGCTGAGGTCAGCCGTGTTCGTCAGCATGGTTTCGCTGTATATCGTAAGAACCGTGTAGCAGGTAACAACGCTCACGTGGTAGAGTATGTAATGGGAACCCCAAGCCAGGAACTAGTAGCTCTAGGTTACAAGGCCATGGCCCTGGGCATCACCCTTTAATAGGTTGCTCCCAAAGTCCTGGTAGTCGCTCCCCAGGCACTAGCCCCAGAGATCCAACGTTAGGATCCTGGGGCTTTTTCACGACCATGTCATCAGGTTTCACGACGCAGCGTGCAGGGAAGGACTGAGAGAAAGACCCTAAGGTTGACTGGGATATTATTTGGCAGTATAATAAGGTTTTTAAGGAGCACACATGACAGCACTCAAAGACTACATCGCCCAGCAAAACAAGTGGAACGCCATGTTCAACGGCCGCCAGTATGAGGTCACTACAGCAGTAGGCCGCCGCCAACTCGCTGCACACATCGATGCGGCACTAAGCCCTGAGAACCTTAGCTGTGATGGTGAGTTACCTCGCAGTGAAGTCCAGCGCCGCTACAAGCAACTGACACAGGTGGCCGCAGAGCTCAAGGCCTTGGATCCTACGGTTGAGTTCTACGAATATTAACCCTACGGTTGACTCGGGTATTATTTGGCAGTATAATCGTCACATAGCAACAAAGGAGCACTTATGTTTTATAGCCAGGAAGAGTACAACGCACAGATCGCAGAGCTGTTAGCACAAGGCCTCACGCTAGACCAAGCAGGCGCACAAGTTGAAGAAAACATGGCTGAAGACGAGCGTGACTACAACGAGTTCCGCAATCGCCAGAACATGATCGACGATGAATGGTACGCTGACCAATACGATATCTAATACCAGGCATTGGGACCAAGTGGCTTTTTAGCCACGCCCATGTAAGTCCAATCTAATTTGACGCTATAATATTACTTTTAAAGGGAGCACATATGTTAATAGCAGAAGCGTGTGAGAGAGTACAAGCGTATGCCGAGCAAAACACCAACTGTGACATCCTTATGGCGGCCACAGAGATGTGGGATCTCAGGGATGAGCTGTTCGCACCGGATGCAGAAGCCATCCGTTTGTTTATGAGAGATATGCGTAAACTTATGACACCAAAGGAGACTGCATGAGAGATTACATCTGCCTATATCGCGGCAAAGAGATCGCTGTCCAGGCCTCGAGCTCCTATGAGGCACAGCAAAAAGCGCAGGCGAGATTCCGTTGTAAAAAAGCCTATGAGATCACAGTCCTACTAGCAGACAGTATAATAGACACTTCAACCATTTAAGGAGATCCTATGCCAAACTGGTGTAACAACAACCTCAAGTTAACCCACACAGACCCAGAGATGATCGAGCGTGCGGCACGAGCATTTGCTGATAGTAGACTGCTCGATGAGTTTATTCCTATCCCATCCGATCTACAGATCGTAGCAGGCCGTGTAGGTTCAGATGATGACGAAAAGCAGAAAGATCTCAGGGCACAGGAAGAAGTCAACCTAGCCAAATTCAACTACAAAAACTGGTATGATTATTGTGTCAACGAGTGGGGCACTAAGTGGGACGTCGGGGGTGATGATGGCAGTATCACCAGGTTAGATTCTAACAGCGTCAGTTTCTACTTTGACAGTGCCTGGGCCCCTCCTATCGCTGCCTACGAAAGGTTACTTGATCTAGGGTTCGGTGTAAAGGCCTACTACTATGAATCCGGAATGGCCTTCTGTGGTGTGTTTGATGCAGACGGGGATGAAGGCTACAATCTCTCTGACATGACTAGCGATCAAGTCAAGGATGCCATCCCCGAGGATCTCGATGAGATGTTTGGGATCTCAGAAACTATCGCTAACTACGAGGACGAGGAGAATCAAGAGATCGATCTAGACGGAGGTGTGAGCGCAGTCAACGAGTAATCATGATGGTGTGGCTTTTGGGCCACACTCCCAAAGGCCCGCCATTTGTGCGGGTTTCTTTTTTATTGTATAATACACTTACACTAACAAAGGAATAAACATGCAAAAAGTTTACATTGTGCAAGTGAAGGGATGGGGCGACGATGAGGACGCATTTTACAACATAAGCGCACACAGTACACAAAAACTAGCGGACGCACACATACAGCAAATACAAGCGGACTGGGACGGGGATGCTGTTATTAATGTGGATGTAATGGAAGTGGACGCTTAACAACACATAGCCCTACACTTGCGCGGGCTTTTTATTGTGTTATAATACAGTTTTACAAGGAGCTAAAATGAAAGATACAATACTTGCTAAACTAGCGGAAATAGAAGCTATGCTGTTAGAGGCAACATGCGATGGCGAGAAACTAGTGGAACTGGAGTGCGTTAAAGAGGTAGAGAACGCATTTAGCACACTAGCACAAACAGTTGACTACTACGTGGATTAACCCTACACAGTGTAGGGCTATTGACAGCCCTAGGGATTTGCGTTATAATAGATTTACTTTAACAAGGAGCACTAGATGATAGAATACTACAACGGCAGCGTGGCACGCAAGAACACAGTCAAGCTAATGGACTTACTAGCTGAAGGCCTCTTAGACGCAGACACAGTATTAGAAGCTTGCCTCTGCTACATGAGCGATGCGGACGTAGGCGACATGATGGAGAGCAACGGCATGCTCCCTGATGACGAGTATGAGCCCGAAGTTGAAGACGAACTAGACCCTATGGAAGACTACAACTACGTAGGTCATCCTATGCACTACTAAGTGCCAAGACCCCGCTGTAACACTAAAGGAAAACAAATGGAAACAAACAAACTAGCAGAGCTCCTGGGAGCCATCGTCGTGGTAGCCGTACTGGTGGCCATCGGTCCGCTCCTCACACTGTGGGCCCTGAACACCTTATTCCCCGCGCTCAACATCCCATACGATTTCTCGACCTGGGCTGCAGTGGTCATCCTCGGGGCAGCATTCAAAACTAATGTGAAGGTCAACAAGTAATGGCCGGACACGCAAAAAGCGTATACCTAACCGTATGCCGTAAAGACACGCACGTAGGTGTGTATCATCGCAAGTTCATGAATGCACAGGCCCTGAACGACTACATCAAGACCGATGCATTCAAGGAACTCTACCCGGACGATATCTACTACATAGTCAAGGAAACCTACTGATGAAAGACGATTCGATTCCTCTCCTGCTACTCTTGGCTGCTCTCACCCTGGCCACAGGCACGATCATGTTGGTAGTGCTGGGCAACGCCTTGGCCCGATACCTTTTTGGCTAAACTAGCGGTTGACTCGGCTAGTAAATAATGTTATAATACGATTTTAAACAACGCAGGAGCAATACATGGCCAAAGCCAGCACCAAGCCCACAGCGGGCACCACGATCTTGGAGTTCGACACAGCAGCCATCGCACAACGCGAGCGTGAGGTAGCCAAGGAGAGCGATCAAGAGATCATCGAGCGATTGAGAGAGAGATTCACGATCCTAGACGACATGACCAAAGCAGTCAAGTCAGGCACCGTACGTGCAATGATCGTGAGTGGCCCTCCGGGCGTAGGCAAGAGCTTTGGCGTAGAAGCTGTGCTCCAGAAGGATGGCCTGTTTGACACCTTGGCCGAACGCAAACCCAAATACGAGATCGTGAAGGGTGCCATGAGCGCACTAGGACTCTACAGCAAGCTCTATGAGTTTGCCGCTGAGAAGAACGTAGTGGTCTTCGATGACTGCGATCAGATCTTGTTGGATGAGCTGAGTCTGAACATACTCAAAGGTGCCCTAGACTCCAGCGCCAAGAGATGGATAGCCTGGAACACAGACAGCCGTATGTTGCGCAGTGAAGGCATCCCAGATCGTTTCGAGTTCAAGGGCTCAGCGATCTTCATCACTAACATCAAGTTCGAGCACGTCAAGAGCAAGAAGCTACGTAGCCACTTGGACGCATTGGAGAGTCGCTGCCACTACATCGATCTCCAGATGGACACACAGCGCGAGAAGATGCTAAGGATCAATCAGATCGTAGGCGATGGTATGCTGGACAAATATGAGTTCGACCCCGTTGTAAGGGATGAGCTGTTAGCCTTCATAACAGATCACAAGGACAAGCTACGCGAGCTGAGCCTGCGCATGGTCTTGAAGCTGGCCGACTTGAGAGCAGCCTTTCCTACCAACTGGCAAGCTATGGCCAAGACTACCTGTATGAGACGCACATGATCGAGCGCATAGCCATTTACTGCACCCTAGGCATCCTGATCGATAGCCTGGGAGTGCCTTCCTGGGGTTGGCAGTTCTGGTGCTTCTTGGCCCTGTTCTGGGCGGCCGATTGGATAGCACGGCAGGAAGGTGAGCATGACGCCGCAACTCGATACGAAGATGCCCTAGATCACGCGGCCAAAGGCATGGTAGAACAACGCGAGCTGATCAACAGATATCAACGACAGATCAACGAACTAGAACAAAAGGTCTCACGATGAGCACACATGACAACTATCACGAATCCACCTGCACTTACCTGGGCGAGGGTGTGCTGGATCTCAGCAAGGCCTGCGGTCGGCCCAGCATCACAGGCAAAAGCTACTGCTGTGATCATGTATGGCTAGTATATCAAGAGGGTAGCTCAGTGAAGCCGCGCCGCAAGAAGGAGCGAGCACAACTGAGCCTGCAGGACCTCATCGATGATTTCAACGCAGCCGTAGATGAACTAGCCCTTGAGGATGACATCTGAATCTCACTGAACTAGAGCTGGGCTCCACCGCACGCATCACACACTGCTGTGATGACCGGCTCAAGGAACTGGGTTTCATCCCAGGAGAAGTCGTGAGGAAGCTGCACGCAGCCTACAAGGGATCAGCTATGGTGATAAGAGCGGGCAACACCACATTCGCCCTCAGAGACTGGGAAGCGGCAGCAGTGCAGGTAACACTAGAATGATCAAAGACCCTGCGGAGGCTCGGGTCTTTTTTTTGGCAGTATAATACATACATAGCAAACTTAGGAGATTGATATGAAACAAGACCACACCGTATATATCTACAAGGCAGACAAGCGCACCAAGAGCGGAGAGCGACTTGTGAGCACTACAGTTTGGAAGAACAGGGACGCTGATGAGATGCGTCGTGAAGTCCGTGAGTTGCAATACGAACTGTGGCCCGTGAGCAAGGGATTCCGCATCGAGTTCGTAGCCACAACAAAGACTGTGAAGAACTTGATGTCGGGCGTGGAGATCCAGATTCCGCATGACACTCCGCGTGCCTGCGATCCATCCAGCGAACTCTACTGGTCTATGTAACCCTAGGGCCCGCAGGGTCTTTGGTTGGCAAGGAATAGTTTTACCAGTATAATCAACACATAGCAAACAAAGGAGCAGACGATGAAAGTTTATATTTTAATATGTAATGACCGGATTCATTCCGTGTTCCCTACACAGGAACAGGCTCAAGCACATATTGACGACATCGAGTTACTGTATCGCTGGAATATTTGGAAAATCGTTGAAAAAGAAGTTGAAGGAACATTGATATGAACGAACGAATTAAACAACTTGCTGAACAGGCTGAAAAATATGCTGATGAAAACTTTAGGGGTGAACCTACTTGGTCTGAAGCATTTGAGTCAAAGTTCGCCGAGTTGATTGTGCAGGAATGTGCTGACTTTTTGAAAGACAAACTGGACGATCACTTTGCGGCAGAACAGTTGGAAGAACATTTCGGAGTTGAAG